AGAGGAAAAATAAATGAGCCAGAAAAAACGACCCGATAAAAACAGCGTCACCGCCGCCCTTGGCGGCTTTCAAGGTGCGATCAATGGCGTCCCTTTACCGCAGGGCGTAGACTTGCGATCAGACGAGGAAATGGTAATCTGGGACCAGTTCACGCGCGCACGCGCGAGGGAAGACTGGCGGGACATGGATTTGATCTTGCTGGCAAAGGTGGTTCGCATGGAGTCGGACATACGCAAGCATCAGGAAACATTGGATAAATCGGGAGTGCTTATACAGAATAAGCGCGGCACGCTTATCCCTAATCCACTGCTGGCTGTCATCGACACTTTGGAGCGCCGCCAGATGGCAATTATTCGGTCAATGTCTTTGAATCAAATGCACTCTGATCCGCGAACAATAAATGCGTCGGCAAGGGCTACGGTTGACGCACAGTCAACAATGCAGTCTTTTAACGATGATGATTTGATTGCAATGCCAAGGGCGAATTAATGGAATTTTATAAACACACAGTTGCGACGGTTGATGATTTGATCCCGTATGCTTTAAACAGCCGCACGCACAGCGACGAACAAGTGGCGCAGCTTGCAGCGTCCATTCGGGAGTTTGGATTTACTAACCCTGTTTTGATTGATGAAGAAAACAACCTGATTGCTGGGCATGGTCGTCTGCTTGCGGCTCGCAAGTTAAAGCTGGATGTGGTCCCTGCAATTATTGTTGACGGTATGGATGATCGCAAGCGCCGCGCACTGGTTATTGCCGACAACAAGCTGGCTCTTAATTCTGGATGGGATGAGGACGCGCTGCGCGTTGAACTAGAAGACTTGGCTGGCGACTTTGGCGAGTTGATGGGTTTTAGCGAGGATGAGTTGGTTGAGCTTCTGAAAGGCGAAGTAACAGAGGGGCTGACCGACGAGGATGCGGTTCCAGAAGCGCCTGACGTTCCGACCACAGTTGAGGGTGATGTTTGGGTCTTAGGCCGACATCGTTTGCTGTGTGGAGACAGCACAAGCATTGATGCTGTTGATAAACTTATGGATGGCAAGAAGGCAGATATGGTATTTACTGACCCGCCGTATGGTATGACCTACGGAGGTGGTCGGGCGGGCAAGGTCGGGTCTTCTGACGGCACGGAAAAAAAACACGGTGTGATCAAGGGCGACGATTTGAGGGGTGATGGATTAATAGACATGATCCGTGACGCTGTTGGCTGTGCTGTCTCCGCTTGCAAAAGTGGTTCTGCTTTTTATGTTTGTTTCCCGTGGCGCACTTATTCAGAGTTTGAGGCAGCATTAGAGCAAATCGGTTTAAAAGTTTCAGCCTGCATTGTTTGGGATAAAAAGTCGATTGGTCTCGGAAATGCCAATTACAGGCCGCAGCACGAGTTTATCTTTTATGTTAAGGGTGGAAGTTGGCACGGTGATAAATCGCAGTCTGATGTTTGGTATCAGTCACGCGGAGCGACTGGTGCTTACGTACACCCAACACAAAAACCAGTTGAGCTTGTTATTAAGGCAATCGAAAATTCTACAAAGAGCGGCGATGTGGTTGTTGATGTATTTGGCGGGAGTGGATCGACGCTTATTGCTTGTGAGAAAACTGACCGTGATTGCATGATGGTGGACCTTGATCCTAAATACTGTGACGTCATCATCCAGCGATGGCAGGAATTTACAGGAAAAACAGCCGTGCTTGAGGCGACGGGCGAACCATTTAAGGCTAAAGAAAATGCGTAATATAATGCTGCAAGGAGAAGAGGCTGACGCGCTTGAGCAATTATTGGACAAAATGTTAATTACTGGATCAATATCTGACGGCGATTTAAGGCGTAAAGTCAGGCGCATATCTAAAAAACTTCACTGGGCAAAGTTGTCGAGTGAATGCAGAGCCGCTTAATGACACGAGGTGAAAAGGTTTGCCAGTTTATTGAGGTTTTTTGCCCAGTGCCAGAGGGTAAGCTGGTCGGCAAGCCTATCAAGTTGTTGGCGTTTCAGCGCAAGTTTATTTTGGACATATACGACAATCCAAAAGGAACAGGCCGTGCATATCTGTCGGTGGCAAGGAAGAACGGCAAGTCTGCATTGATTGCGGCAATACTGCTGGCTCACATCGTTGGGCCAGAGGCGCGTCAGAACAGCCAGATTATCAGCGGCGCTCGCAGCCGTGAGCAAGCCGCCCTTGTGTTCAAGCTGGCCGAAAAGATTGTCAGGCTATCACCTCGCCTTTCTCGCGTTATCAAAATTGTGCCATCGCAAAAGTCGTTGGTCGGGTTGCCGATGAATGTAGAATATAAAGCAATCAGTGCCGAAGCTGGAACGGCGCACGGGCTGTCACCTGTGCTGGCAATCTTAGATGAGGTCGGTCAGGTTCGCGGCCCGACTGACAGCTTTATTGAGGCAATCGAAACTGCGCAGGGTGCGCACGACGATCCGCTGCTAATTGCAATCAGCACGCAGGCGGCGACCGATGGCGACTTGTTCAGCATTTGGTTGGATGACGCGGCGAACGCCAAGGACAAGCGGATCGTTAGCCATGTTTATACCGCGCCAGAAGACTGTGAGGTCATGGACAAAAAGGCTTGGAAGGCTTCCAACCCTGCGCTGGGCGAGTTTCGCAGCTTAAAAGATATTGAAGACTTCGCGAGGCAAGCTGATCGACTGCCAGCTAAAGAAAATAGCTTCCGTTGGCTGTTTTTAAACCAGCGTATTGAGGCAACCAGCCCATTCTTGAGCCGTGGCGAGTGGGAAGCCAACAGTGCTGCGCCCCAGATTGACAGTGGCATGACGTGTTTTGCTGGTCTTGATCTGTCATCCAGCCGAGATTTGACTGCGTTTGTGATGGCTTTTCCTGACACCGACGGCGGTTATCACATTGTTCCTCAGTTTTTTATGCCCTCCGATGGTATTCGTGACCGCGCAAAAGAGGACAAGGTTCCATATGACGTTTGGGCCAAGCAAGGTTTCATCACTTTGATTGACGGTCCTGTGATTGTGCCTGCGGTTGTTGCGCAATATGTTGCGGAAGCCGCTGAGAACTTTGACTTGCAGCTTATGGCTTATGACCGATGGCGGATTAACGATTTCACCCGCGAGTTAGACAACATTGGCGTTCAGTTACCGATGCAGCCGTATGGTCAGGGATTTAAAGACATGGCACCCGCTGTGGACAAGTTGGAGCGATTGGTGGTCGATCACAAGCTAAAGCACGGCAACAATCCCGTCTTGAATATGTGCGCGGCAAACGCGGTGGCAGAACGCGACCCAGCAGGCAACCGAAAGCTGAACAAGGCCAAGTCGATTGGCAGAATTGATGGCTTGGTCGCCCTTGCAATGGCGCTTGGCGTAGAGGCTATGGGCGAGGGTCTTGTGGCATCTTCGCCGTGGGATGACGAAACCTTTACGATCAACAGTTGATGTGTTAAGTTGCCATAAATATCGAGGACGCTCGCATGGCTCTATTTGACCGCTTTCGCAAAGTGGAAAGTCGAAATCTTGAAAACCCTAACGCACCCGTGTCTGCGGCTGACTTTCTGCAAGTCATGGGCTGGGGTGAATTATCATCCACGGCTGGCGTAACTGTCAACACTGACACGGCTCTTGGCGTGCCTGCTGTATGGGCTGCGGTCAACTTTCTGAGCGGCACGCTGGCTGGTTTGCCGCTGCACGTTTACCGCAAGACGCCTAAGGGCCGAAAGCGTGCGACTGGTCCGCTTGAGAATATATTACACGACGCCGCCAATGACACAATGTCGTCATTCGAGTGGCGCAAATATATGTTTGACCAAGTGTTCACTGGCGGGCGCTGTGTCACATATATCGAACGCTCCGAAAACGGCGCTGTCAAAAACTTATGGCCGCTTGATCCAGCTTACACTCGCGTTGAGCATCGTACAGAAGGCAAGCGCCAGACCCGCGTTTATCTCTGCAAGGGTCAGACATACGCCGCAAGCGAAGTAATTGACGTTCCATTTATGCTCAAGTCGAATGGCTTGGACGTGCGTGGACCTATCGCGACAAACCGCGACGCAATCGGAATGGCTATTGCGGCCAGCCGATATGGCGCAAAGGCGTTCCAGTCAGGTGGCATCCCGCCTGTTGTCTTGCAGGGTCCGTTCCAAAGTGGCGCTGCGGCACAAAGAGCGTCTGAGGACGTTGCCAAGACGACTGAAAAGCTGGCACGCGAAGGCCGTCCAGTTATGGCGCTGCCTATGGGCCACGAAATGAAACAGATTGGCTTTAACCCAGAGCAAATGCAGCTTATCGAGTTGCAGCGTTTCAGCATCGAGCAGATCGCACGGGTTTACAGCTTGCCGCCAGTATTCTTGCAGGATTTGACGCATGGCACGTTCAGCAACACAGAGCAGCAGGATTTGCACTTTGTGAAGCACACGCTGAAGCGTTGGATTGAGCAGGTTGAGCAGGAAATGAACTTGAAGCTGTTCCCGCGTGGGTCTAAGCAATATATTGAGTTCAATGTTGACGGCCTATTGCGCGGTGATTTCAAGACCCGCATGGACGCACACGCGACAACCATCCAGAACGCAATCCGCACGCCGAACGAGGTGCGCACGATTGAGAATATGGAGCCACTGGAAAACGGTGACGACTTGATGATCCAAGGCGCGACGGTCCCGATTGGCACGCAGCCGCAGAATGTGGTATCATCTGAACAAACTAATGGAGACCAAGATGGTTGAATTTGAAACCCGCGCGTTGCCGCAGTCGCTGGAAGTCCGCGAGGACGAAGGCGAAGCAATCCGCGTTTCTGGTTATGCTGCAATCTTTGGCGAAGAAACCAACATTGGCGGCATGTTTACCGAGGTAATCGAGCGCGGCGCTTTTGCAAGCGCGATTGAACGCCAAGATGACGTTGTTTTCCTTATCAATCACAATGGCTTGCCTTTGGCACGTACGCGATCAGGTACGCTTCGCTTGTCTGAAGACGAGCGCGGCTTGTTTATCGAGACCGAGCTTGATGGTGATGACCCAGACGTTCGCAGCATTGTTCCAAAAATGAAGCGTGGCGACTTGGACAAAATGTCATTTGCGTTTGTTCCGACCCGCCAAGAATGGGACGACAGCGGTGACATTCCGAAACGTACAATCCAAGATTTGCAGCTTCACGATGTGGCGATTGTTACTACGCCTGCATATGAAGGCACAGAAATTGGTTTACGTTCACTTGAAGCGCATCGCGCAAGTGAAACAAAGGTTCAAGCGGCACGCAGGCTTCGGATGAAGTCTAAGCTGTAAGGATAACGGCGGTTCCCGCTGTTTGCCCTCCACACCGCCCTTGGGCAAGGCAAATTGAAAGGATGCAGCATGGCTGATCTTAAAACATTGCGGGAGCAAATGGCGAACATCGCCACTGAGGCTCGCTCAAAATTGTCTGAAGTAACAGACGCAACTCCAGAGGCTCGCGCTGCTGAGATTGAAAGTGAATTTGACGCCATGATGGCTGATCACGACAAACTCGGCGCAAAAGCAGAGCGTCTTGGAAAAGTTGAAGCAGCACTACGCGCTGGCGAAGCTATCGACCTTGACCGTCGCCCAACATTTGAAGACCGTTCTGCTCCAGCAGTAGACGAAGGTTTCAAAATGGACTACCGCGCTGCATTTGCTGAAATGATTGCAGCAGGTGGCGATTCCCACGTTGATGCAGAAGTTCGCAACGTACTACGCGAAAACCGCGCACAAGTTGGTTCAACTGACTCCGCTGGTGGTTACACCGTACCAACAGAGCTTGCAGCATTTATTGAGAAATCAATGATCGCAACTGGCCCGATGTACGACAACAGCCTGTTCACAGTGATCAACTCAACAGATGGCCGCCCATTCAACATTCCAACTGTTGATGACACAGCCGTGACTGCTGTTGCTCACACTGAGGGCACACAGCCAACTGACGACGGCGGCAAAGACGCTACATTCGGTCAGAAGTCTGTGGGCGCGTTCTCGTTTGACTCTGAGTGGATTCGTTGGTCTGCTGAATTGAACGCAGATAGCATCTTGAACATGGAAAGCCTGTTGGGCGAGTTGATTGGTGAGCGCCTTGGGCGTATCGCTAACAGCAAGTTGACAACTGGTTCTGGTTCTTCTGATGTTGAAGGTATCGTCACAAACTCAGCCGCTGGTAAAACAGCAGCAGCAGTTGCAGCCGTAACAGCAGACGAAATCATTGATTTCATCCACTCTGTTGACCCAGCATACCGCACTTCACCAAATACAGCTATCATGATGAATGACAGCACTTTGGCAGCAGTTCGTAAGCTGAAAGACGGCAACGGCAACTACCTTTGGCAGATGGGCAACTATCAGCAAGGCGTTCCACAGAACTTGTTGGGCTACAATGTTGTAGTCAACCAAGCAATGGACAGCCTCGCAGCAGCCAAAAAGGTTATGTTGTTCGGTGATATGTCTAAGTTCTACGTTCGCAAAGTAGGCGCACCAAGCATCTACGTGGCTCGTGAGCGGTTCGCGCCAGATTTTGGCATATTGGGCTACATTCGCTTCGACGGCGTTCTATCCAACACAGCCGCGATTAAGCACTTGATCACAGCAGCATCATAAGACACGGGAGGGGCTTCACGGCCCCTCCTTACTCATTCTGGAGGGCATCCCATGCCAAAGGTTAAACTTCTAACGTCGATGGCTGGCATTGATTTCTCGCACAACCAAGGCGACTTGATTGATTGCAATGAAGCTGAAGCCGCTCGTTTTGTAAAAGCTGGCATCGCTGAATTTGTTGCCGCTGCAAAACCCGAAAAAGCCGTTAAAAAGATTGTCACACGAAAAGCAGTTAAGGACTAAACAACATGGCCTTGCAGGATCACGAAAGAAACCAGCTAATTACAGCGCCAGCAGTGGACCCTATCTCTTTGTCCGAGGTAAAGGAACAGTTGCGCGTTGAGCATTCTGACGATGATCCACTGCTAACACGATTGATTTTTGTGGCGATGGCATTCACCGATGCAAAGGGTGCGCTGGGCAAGGGTATCATAACCCAAACTTGGGCGCAGTGGATGGGTCCAAACCCAACGCAATCCATATCGCTTTTGCTTGGTCCAGTTCAAAGTGTTTCTGCGGTCAAATATTACGACATTGATGGCAACTTGCAGACTGACACGCTGGCGAACTACAACGTGTTCGGCATACCGTCAAAAACAACTGTGTCGCCTAAGTCTGGTTTTAACTGGCCCGTTTCGCAGCAGCGCGATGACGCTATCAAAATCGAATATGTGATTGGCTACGGCGACGCATCATCTGACGTTCCAGACACATTGCGCCATGCCTTAATGCTTCTGATCGGCCACTGGTATGACAACCGCGAGCAAACCCAAATGGACGAGCTTGCAGACATTCCGTTCGGCTTTATGGAACTGCTAAACATGCACAAGGAAACTTGGTATGGTTAAGGCTGGTCTATTACGTGACCGCGTTACCTTTCAGCGGCTCTCTGAGGGGGCTTCTGACGATTATGGTAACGTCTACAGCGGGTGGTCTGACTTGGCCACCAGATCGGCTGATTTGCGCGAGCAGAAGGGCCGTGAGCGTATCTCTGGCGGTTCTTTGCAGGATGTGGGCCTTGCCACACTCCGCACGCGCTCAGACAGCGTTACAATGGCTGTGACATCTGCTGACCGTGTTGTCGCTCGCGGGATCACTTGGGCCATCAAGGATGCAATTCAAGTTGACGCCAAAGACACCATGATTGAGTTCGTTCTTGAAAAGGGCGTCGCGTCATGAAGGTGACTGGCCAGAAAAAGCTAATGCGGCAGATGAGAGACTTGCCGAAAGAGACGCACAAGGCTTTGGAGAAATCCATAGCGGCGACGGCTCGTTCTGGCGCGAACAAGGCTCGTTCAATCGTTCCAGTCGCCAGCGGTGATTTGAAAGCAGGCATCAGCAGCAACGTCAAAAGTAAGTCTGGCGAAATATTTGGCTTCATTAACTTTTATGATGGCGACGCTGACAACGGGCTGGCTGCAAACTCAATCAACTATGGTTGGGGACCGATGGAATTTGGGTACAACTTCCGCCGTGAGGTGAAGGGCATTATAGCTGATCGCCACAGGCGCACAGTTCAGCGCAATCTCAACAAAGCAATCAAGGACGCAATGAATGGCTGATGGTTATGCACTTGCAACCCAAGTTGGCGTTCTGGCTGCTTTAAAGGCAAACAGTGGCGTCACAAATTTAGTTTCAACCCGCATTTATGATGAACCACCGCAAGACGTGGTTTTCCCGTACCTGCGGTTCAACACAATACAGCCGAACGCCTTTGACACGGACACGGCGCAAGGCGCGCTGGTTGACATCAGCCTTGAGGCTCACTCACGTAGTGCGTCTGGCAGGGTTGAGGCGACACAGATTGCAGAGGCGGTTCAAGCTGCGCTGCACAGACAGGAAACCTCTGTTACTGTTGTTGGCTATACGTTGGTTGAATTGATATTCAGCGCAATATCGGTTACAAGAGATAGTGAAGGCCGTGGATACACAGCCGTCATTGCACTTCAAGCGATGCTTGATACCGCCTAAACTCCGCGCCGTGGGCAAGCGCAACAAAAATGGAGGCCATCATGGCTAAACAACTCGGACGCGCCCTGCTGGTCAAGATTGGCGACGGCGCAGGCGGATCAGAAGCATTTACAAACCTTTGCGGTCTGAACTCTAAATCATTGACCATCAATAACTCATCCATTGATGTGACAACACCTGACTGCACTGCACCCGAAGGCGCACTTTGGACCGAAACTCTTGCTGGTCTAAAGAACGTCGCAGTTTCTGGCGATGGCTTCTTTGAGGACAGCACGGCAGAGGCTCGCATGAACACTGTTGCGATGGCTGCTGATAACTCAGTCAACATGCAAATCACTGTTCCTGACTTCGGCACATACGCTGGTGCGTTCCGCATTTCTTCTTTGGAGTTCGGCGGCGAGACTGAAGGCGGTGTGACTTATTCGCTTTCACTTGAAAGTTCTGGCGCAGTTACCTTTACAGCCGCTTAATGAGTATTACGGCTGAAGCACAGCGTGGAGGCATCGTCGAAACAATCGGCGATGCTTCTTATTCTTTTAGACTTCGCAATCGTGAGATTGAGCGTTTTGAAGACAAGCATCGTGGCATCTTTGAGTTGTGGGATGGTTTCTTCGGGCGTGGCACCAAGCCAACGTCAACAGAAGTTCGTGACATCATTGCGCTTGGCCTAGTTGGCGGCGGCATGAAAGATGCTGAAGCTGATAAGGCTGTGTCAAAATGCGAGCCAGAGGATTTGATGCGATTGTTCCAGATTGCGCAAGCTGTTGTTGGGATTGCGTTTATGCCTGACGCTGGTGACGAAACCGCAAAAAAAAAGACAGCGGAAGCCGACCTGATCGACTGAATGTCCGTGGCATGATTGCTAACGGCATCGTGATTGGCTTACGTCCCGAAGAAATACGTGATATGGTTCCCAAAGATACTTGGCTTGTCTTTAAAGGTTGGAGCGATGCACACAGCCCCAAAGAAGCAGGGTCTGAAGCAATGAACGCAAGCCAATACGGCGATTTAGTGAGGCGAATAGATGGCAATTAACGCAGAAAAGTTGAACATCATTCTTTCCGCTCGCGACAAAGAATTTACAAAAGCGATGGATCGCAGCCAAAAGCGTGTCGCCCACTTTGCCCAGAAATCACAAAAAAACCTGAGCAAGACAAGCAAGTCTTTTAGCGCATTAGGCGATGCCGCAAAGCGTCTTGCGCCTGTTCTTGCAGCCGCGTTTAGTGTTCAAGCGTTCAAGGGCGCTCTTGATTCTGCGGTTCAAATTGACAATCTTTCAAGACTTGCTGGTGTTGGTGTCGAACGGTTCCAAGTTCTTGCGGCTGCAACTTCAGAATTTGGCATCGAGCAAGAAAAGCTGGCTGACATTTTAAAAGATGTGAACGACAAGTTTGGTGATTTCACGCAAACAGGCGCTGGCCCTCTTGCTGATTTCTTTGAAAACATCGCCCCGAAGGTTGGCCTGACTGCCTCTGCTTTTGCCGATTTGTCTTCAGAGGACAAGTTGGGCGCTTATGTAGCTGCCCTTGAGAAAGCAAACGTCAGCCAGTCGGAAATGACTTTCTACATGGAGGCCATAGCCAGCGACAGTACGGCTTTGGTTGGTGCATTTAAAAACAATTCTGCTGCAATCAAGGAAATGGAGCAGCGTGCGTCTGAACTTGGTATAGTTCTTGACCGTGAAGTGATCGCAAATGCGCGAGAGGCCAAGACTGAACTTGCTTTGGTTTCCAAAGTTATTTCCGCCAATCTTTCGCAGGCACTTATTGATTTGGCTCCGCTGGCGGTCAATGCCGCTCAAGCCATTGCGTCTATCGCCCAAGCCATTGGCGATCTCGGATACAACGCCCCGCCCCCACTGCTTAACAGAGACGAAATCAAAGCTTTGGCTGCTGAGTACAAGGGTTTGCAAAAGGAACTGACGGCTGTAACCCAAGCGGAAGCTATGTATGACGCAAACACTAAAAAATTTGGGGAAAATTCCACTCAGTCAAAAGCCGCAGCTGAACGCCTTGAAATTGCCAAGGAAGAGCTGAAATTAGCGTCCGAAATAATCCAAAAGAAGAAAGCCGCAGAGGACTCTGCGGTGGGCACTATAAGAGCCATGCACAAAGAGACTGAACTGCTGAAAGAGCAGGTTCTTTTGCGTGGTGTTAGTGCAAAGGACGCAGAGCTTAGACGAATTGCTGTTCAAAGGGCTGCTTATGAAGATTCAATTCTTTCAGACATGGAAGTGGCGCAAGACAAAAAAAGAATAGAATTTACTGACCGCCAGATAGAAGGCGTTACTATCTTGGGCAAGAGATACACGGAAGCAGCCATTGCTGCCAGCCTTATTCTCAACCCAGTTAAAGCGGCAGGCGCAGCGACAAAAGAGATTGCCAGAGAGGCCCAATCTGCTCGCGAAGCATACGTTCAGATGTTAAACGAGATGGTCAACGCATCGCCTGCGCTTCAGCAGCTTGGTTTTGACGCTGATAATTTGGAAAGCACAATGAACATGGTCGAGAACAGCATGGAAAGTGCGTTCATGAGTATGGTTGACGGCACAAGTTCAGCCAAAGACGCTTTCAAATCTATGGCGGCTGAAATTATCAAAGAGCTTTACCGCGTTTTGGTCGTGCAGCAACTGGTCGGCGCAATTTCTGGGTTCATCACGGGTGGTTCGGGCGTCACATCAAGTCCGCGTCCTATGTCTAGCCCGTTTAGAGCATCTGGCGGTCCAGTAAGTGCGGGTCAATCTTATGTCACTGGCGAGCATGGCCGCGAGCTGTTCGTGCCGAAAACAGATGGCCGCATTTTAAGCGGTGCGCAAACTAGCAACGCATTTAGGGGCAGCGGCGAGAGCGTTACTGTAATTCAAAACAACACATTCCAAAGTGGCGTAACTCGTTCTGAGGTAAGCGCACTCCTGCCGAAAATGGTTGAGGCTTCTAAAGCTGCTGTCATTGATGCAAAACGTCAGGGCGGATCATACGGGAAGGCGTTTGCATAATGGCGATTTCATACCCACTGGCAATTCCAAACACGAACAGCATTGTTCAGTTTAATCTGGATGCTCAAAACGCGGTTGCCTACTCGCAAAGCCCATTTACCTTTGCTGGTCAGGCCCATGCTTATGCAGGACAAATTTGGCAGCTTGATGTGACGTTGAAGCCAATGCGCCGCTCACAGGCCGAGCCTTGGATTTCAATGCTGACATCACTGCGGGGGCAATTTGGCACGTTCCTGATCGGTGATCCATTGGCGTGCAGCCTTCTAGGTACAGCCACCTCTGCAACTATATCTGGCTCCGTTGGTGACAATAGTGTCACAGCAACGATCAACGGTTCTTTGCTCGCTGGTGATTACATTCAGCTTGGAAGCGGCAACAATGCCACTTTGCATAAAGTTTTGGTTGATCTGACCTCAAGCGGCACGTTGGAAATATGGCCAGCACTTCGCGCCGATCAGTCAAGCGCATCTGCAACTCTATCTAACACAGTGGGCAAGTTTAGGCTTGCATCAAACTCAATTTCCAGACCTTCTGACAGTCGAGGTATATACACGATTAGCTTTAGCGCGATGGAGGCACTATGACACGCAGCACGCCAGCATCTTTACTCGCGGCTCTCAGCCAGCCAGAAGTTCTACCGTTTTACGCAGTTGAAATGGACTTTGACTCTGCGCCAGTTCGCTTCTGGACGGGCTACGGTGATCGGACTATTAGCGGCGATACTTACCTTGGCACAGGTGAGCTTCTGAACATCAGCGGTCTTGAAGAGGTGAACGATCTGTCAGCCAAGCGGATCACGTTGCAGCTTTCTGGCGTTCCAGCTTCACTAGTTTCGCTTGCATTGCAGGAACCATATCAGCGCAGACCCTGTAAGATTTACTTTGGGACGACTGACACCACCACACCGATTGAGGTGTTTAGTGGCCTGATGGACGTTATGTCTATTGAGGACGGCGGCGAAAGTAGCACTATTTCTCTGACTGTTGAGAGCAAGCTGGTGCGCTTGGAGAAATCGTCAAATTGGCGCTATACCGAGGGCAGTCATCAATCTAGGCATAACGGAGACACGTTCTTTTCTTATGTGTCTGATCTTCAAGACAAGGATGTCATATGGGGCCGCGAGACAGCCTAAACGAGTATTTAAAGTCGGCAAAACGGAAGCCCTTTGCGTGGGGTTCTAACGACTGCCTGACATTCACTAACGAGGCGTTTTGTGCTATGTATGGTGAAGGCTGGGCGGATGATTGGCTGGGTCGTTATATGGATGGCAGCAAAGTGCTTGGGCGCAATGAATTAAAGCGCGAGTTTGGTTATTCTAACTTTTACAAAGCGGTTGATGACAGGTTGCAGCGTGTTGACCATGTGCCGCCTCTAGGTGCGCTGGTGACAACAACAAAGGCACGCAAGTGGGTAACTGGAGTGGCTATGGGCATTTGCACAGGCAGCAAGTGCGCTTTCTTGGATAAGGTGGGTGTGATATACCTGCCATTAGATGACATAGATCAGGCGTGGGTTAGAACATGAAAAGCAATCTTCCTTATAATGTAATGCGTCACAAAAACTGGGATGCTGCTCCCAGAATGCCACAAGCTGTTGCTGCGGCTTTTACTGGGTTTTCTACTTTCGGCGCAGCAGCGGCTGCTGGTTCTGCGTTTGCTTATGGCGCTGTTTATGTTGCGGCATATGTTGGCATTACAGCAATCACATCATGGGCCATTTCCGCCCTCTCTCCAAAGCCAGATTTTTCGTCCTTTGGCTCGCAAGGCACACTTGTAAACTCGCGGGACGCAACGGCCTCATCTGACTTTGTGTACGGTGAGGTGCGCAAGGGTGGCACTGTTGCGTTCTATGAGAGCACAGGCGCAGAAAACAAATACCTGCATCAGGTCATCGTGCTTGCTGGCCATGAGATTGAAGAGATTGGCGACATTTATATCAATGACGAGGTTGTTAGCTGGAATGCATCAACGGGCCTTGTGTCGGGCGATTGGGGCGACAAGATTCGCATTCGCAAGCATCTTGGCGACCAGACAACAGCCGATGCAGACCTTGTAGGCGAAACTTCTGTTGGCAGCAGCTTTGTCGGCAATGGCATAGCCTATCTTTATGTCCGTTATGAATATGACCGAGATGTATTCGCGAATGGCCTCCCTCTTGTGACGGCAAAAACCAAGGGCAAGAAGGTCTACGATCCACGCTCAAGCGCGACAGTTTACAGCAACAACGCAGCTCTTTGTATGCGAGACTTCATCGTCAGCGAATATGGCTTAAACGACAGTGCGATTGATGATGTAAGCTTTTCAGTCGCGGCCAACGAAAGTGACGAGAACGTCAGCCTGTCTGGTGGTGGTACAGAAAAACGCTACACGATCAACGGCATTGTGAAGGCAAGTTCTCCTATTGGTGACGTACTCGGCAAAATGTCTACAGCCTGTGCGGGCACGCTTTTCTGGGGGTCGGGTTACTGGAAGCTGAAGGTTGGCGCGTATAGCAGCCCAGTCAAGACGCTCACCCTTGATGATCTGCGTGGGCCTATTGCGCTGCAAACACGCACTTCAATGAGGGATAACTTCAATGGGGTTAGTGGCACGTTTAACAACGCCGATGAAGACTTCATTACGATGGACTACCCGCCAATCAAGAGCAGCGTGTTTGAGGTAGAGGATGGCGGTGATGAGCTTTTGCTTGACCTACCGCTTCCGTTTACAACCAGTGCACCAATGGCGCAGCGCCTTGCAAAGTTGACGCTCTACCGTGGCCGAGAACAAATGAATATTTCTGCTGATTTCGGCCTTGAGGCGTTTGACGTTGAGGTTGGCGACATTATTGCATTTGACAACGAGCGATATGGCTTTGACGGCAAAGAGTTTGAGGTTGTCGGCTGGCGGTTTGCGTCAAACCAAGAGGCAGGCGACCTGCGGGTGAGCCTTACCCTGCAAGAAACGTCAGCGGCGGCTTTTGACTGGAACGCTGAAGAAGCAGCTATAATCAGTAACAACACGACACTGCCCGTATATACGGCAGGAATGACTGTGCTTGGCTTGTCTGTGAGTGAGGGCGGATTGACCCAGAGTGACGGCACGCGAATATCAACTGCCATTGTGGATTGGTCTGATGTAACTAATGCCTACCTTGAGCGTTATGAAGTGCAGTGGAAGCCGACTGCGGACACATCATATAGCTCAACATTTACCTCTCAGAGCGACATTGAGTTGTCTCCCATCGTTGATGGCGTAGAGTATACCTTCAGAGTCCGCGCGGTTTCAGCCAACGGTTATCGCGGCCCATTCGCGTCAGTAGCGTTTACTGGTGGTGGCGATGTGACTGCTCCATCACTGCCCACAGCTATTACTGCGGTTGGCGGTTTCGAGTACATCACAATCAGATGGACAAGGCCAAGCAACGCTGACTTTAGTTATGTTGAGGTTTACGAGAACACATCAAACACAACAAGTGGGGCCACAAAGGTTGGCGACTCTGCTGGTAATGAGTTTGTAAGGACTAATCTTTCCATCAGTCAGACAAAATATTATTTTTTGAAATCAGTTGATTACAGCGGGAACAAATCAGCGTTTACAAGTGGCGTATCTGGCACATCAACTTTCGTTGATGATGCATCTTTTGCAGACGGCATTTATTCTTTGTTCACGGATCAAGGTTTGTATGCCATCCGCGACGTGACATCCCTGCCAGCTTCTGGTTCAATTGTCGGTGAAAAGATATTCAACAGGACTGATGGCAAGCTGTATCAGTGGACGGGTTCTGCATGGGTATTGGTTGTTGCAGACGTGGAAGACGGCAGCATCACTGGAGTCAAAATTGACGCAAATGCGATTACGGCTCCTAAAATCTTGGCCGGAACGATCACTGGCAATAAGATCGTGGCTAACACTATCACGGGGGGGCTGCTTGCGACTTCCGGTATCATCACCAACAGTGCTCAGATCAATAACTTAGTTGTTGAATCGGCAAAGATTAAAAATCTTGCTGTTGAGAGGATTAAGATTGGAGACAACGCAGTATCTGAAGTGAATACCGCAAGCATTGGTAAATACTACACCGCAGGGCAATTTCAGCCGAACACTGAAATTGTTTCCCTTCCTTCCCCAACTTTGAACAACATAACAACCGAGTGCTACTTTTCATTTGTTTTCGATGCGATAACAAACCCAGCACCGCACTACGGTTATCTACCGAGCAACGGATGGATGGAAGTTCGCTTACAAATACAGGCAAATTTTTCTTCGACTTTCCCAGCTTCTTTTGTTAATATCGGGCCTGTCTTTAGCTCTCAAGTGACTAACCCAAACGCATATATGGTTAACAAACCCTTGTTGACAGGGTCAGTTTTCGTCACCCCAACCACCACACACGCATCCACTGCGTTTAGAGTAAGAATATCTACCGCAGTCTATAACTCCTCTGGGGTTTTGCAGGGGACAACTGGCAGAGTGGACGGTGTTATGTTTACAAGGATGCTCGCAAAATGACTATAAAACATTTCGCTATATACAATGAAACCGAAGGTCTCCGTTGCACTATCTCAACGCACGGAGACCCGTCCTCTATTTTAGAAGAAGGCGAGCGACTAGAACAGAGGGAGTTTCCTGACGGACTAGAGTTTCCAGATTTAGTCATCGACACGGAAGCTCAGGCTATTTTCAGCGTTCGATCTTCGAGAGACGCCCTCCTTGCTGCCTCAGACTGGACACAAGTTGCCGATGCACCAGTTGATCAGGCTGCATGGGCTGTTTACCGACAATCTCTGAGAGACATCACTAATCAAGATGGGTTTCCTGAGAGCGTAGTATGGCCTGAACAGCCAGTTTGATTCCCCGCTGCAATGTGTTAAGGTGCGGCATAACTGAAAAGAATGGAGGCCGAGATGGCTACTTTAGACAACAGAGTGTTCGACAACGGCCTGACCGTTCTCGACACAGAAGCAAACAAGATCGTCATTACCTCTCAGGAGGCTACGACCTACACTGAGGCCAATGCTACTTACGCCTTGGGTAACAGCACCTCTCTTTCCATTGGCGCACCACAGGATCGCTCAGGTGGTGGTCGTGAGGTTGTCGTGGCTGCTATCACTGACGGCTCAGTGACAGGAACAGGCACAGCAACACACTATTCTATTATTGATACTGCGAACAGCCGTTTGCTTGCTACAAGCACCCTGACAGCGTCTCAAGCGGTTACATCGGGTAACACGTTCACACTTTCAACCATTTCCGTCGGTATCCCTGATCCAGCCTAAGAGGTTTTACAAATGGTCACTCTCGTAAACAGAGCCAAAGTTGCCACTGCCACAACAGGCACAGGCACAATCACTCTTGGTTCTGCTGAGAGTGGCTATCAGACCTTTGCTGACGCTGGCGTGGTTGACGCTGATGTCGTTCGCTACGTCATTGAGGACGGCACTGACTGGGAGATCGGCACAGGTACTTATACGGCCACAGGGACGACCCTTACACGCACTGTCCTTGAGAGTTCCAACGCTGACGCAGCTATTAACCTGTCAGGCTCTGCGGTGGTGTTTGTGGGGGCAGCGGCTGAAGACCTTGCGCCTGTTCTTGAGCTGTTTGGTGAGAACCCTTCTAGTCCCACAGCGCCTTCCGCTACAGGTACAAATGCTGTGGCTATTGGGAATCGCTCTAAATCGCACAGCACGGATTCGATTGGGATTGGTGCGGGATCGTGGGCAAGATCAGATAATGCTTTTGCTGTATTTGGTGATGCTCAACCAAATTCTATCGCAGCAGTAGCCATAGGGAAAGGCACTGTTGCCTCTGGCGCAGCCGCCACCGCTCTAGGAAGGGATTCCTTCTCGCTCGCTGCTGGT